ACCTTGACGGCTTCAGGTCGGTGGAGTTTCGCGTACTCCAAGGCGGCCGCCTTGTCGGTCACTCCGATGGATTGCGGCACCTTGCGAAGTGCTAGTGTTCCGTAGATCGTGTCGTAGGATCGCCGCTTCGCGCCTTCCAGTTCCCGCTTGGCGAACAGTTCCAGGTCTGCTTGGAACCGCCCGAGGAACTGTTCCTTCTCACGCTCCAGCCGAGAGATGATGGCGGCGGACTGCATGGTCACCCGCTTGACCTCGTCTTCCCATGCTCCGATCTTCCTGAGTGCCCATTCAACCCGCTCCCGAGTGTCTATAACGAATCCGTCTTCCGCGTGTTCTTGGTAGTCCATTACCGGTTCCTTTCCTCAAATGCCGACACGATTGTCGGCAATGCATCCCGAAGGATCGACGCACAATTCTCCGCGATTATCCGATGTTCCTCCTGCGATCTCCTTCATTTTCTCGACCATCCGCGGGTGGGGCTTGAGGAGCCGCAACGGAACCGACTCGATTGCACTATTGATGACCACGCGATGCCTCCCATCGTCGTACCAGCATCTCCGGTACCCACGACCATGCCGCAGGACAATGCGGATGCGGGTCGAGGATACCGTCACGGATCCGCGCGACGATGATTGCACCGGGTCCAAAGCGGTACGGTTTGTCGTATCGTACCGCTAGCGTCTTGCCAACGTGTTGATCGTTCGTTCCGCGGTTTGGGCGTGTACGTTGATTGACGACGGCGATTGCGGCATGGTCGACGTCGCGCAACGCGGGCCAGACGATACGCCAACGGTTAGTCGCCCATCCCGATCTACGTTGGTATGCGCGCCAGCAATCGCGACAACGCGCCAGCGTTGTTTTGCCGGTCAACCGTTGTTCGTTGACGATCAAGAACGTGGACCGTCCGCGGATGCGCGCGCAATCGACGCACCTGCGGACGGTCCAAACGGCGATTGGCCTAGCCACGGCTGGCCTTCGCGATTCGTTCGCCGATCCACCGCATCACCGGGACCGCCATGCTGTTGCCGAGAGCCTTGTAGCGTGGCGAGTCTGGCGTGTCCTTACCCCCCGGTCGAATGTCCGTCCATCCGTCCGGGAAACCTTGGAGGCGCTCGCACTCCACCGGGGTAAGTCTGCGAACGTGCATAGCCGTCTGCACTAGCGGCGTGTTTCTCCCGTTGGCGTTGCTGTTTGTGTTGATCGTATTGAAAACTTCGCCTGCCCGAACTTCGCCAAGTTGATTTTGTGCGAATGGCTGGACGAAATCCGATTGCGCGATCATGTGCAGTTGCGCGCTGGCCTCGCCGGGTTGCACGACGACATCCGTGGCGCGAACGTCTCCCTGATCGAATACGTTCATGGTGTTGGTGACATCCGACTCCACCCATGTTTCGTCGTCGTTCACCGATTGCGCTCGCTTTGACTTGCGGAAGTGCGTCCCGCCATCCGTCACCAACGGGGTGTGGTGCGTGTCCGTACTCACGGCTTGGTTGCGGTCATCGTATGCCAATGGCAACGCCTCGCCGGGTTGGACAACGGCATCTGGATACACCACGGCTGGTATGCTTTCCGTAGTTATTGGTACGGATATTCCAGATTCAATACCCGTGCAAAAAGATGCCTTTGATTGGAATCCTAAAGAGTTATCCGTCACCAGCGGGGTGTGGTGCGTGTCCATGCTCACGGCCTGACTGCGGTCATCGTATGCAAAGGACGGTTGCACTATCAGCGTTCCCCCCTGTCGGCGTTCCTGACAGGCGCCCGTGCAGTCCAATGTGCGAGACGTATCCTGCTCGGTCACATGAATATCGTCCACTTTTTCGGCAGTACCCTGCCTGCCCGGTGCAATTGAATATGCTGTCGCCCCATCCGTCACCAGCGGGGTGTTGTTTCCACCCGTACCCCACTGCGCTGATACCGTGGGGCATTGCTCGACCGGACCGGTGACCCGGCTGTCATTCGGGTGCGATTCGTAGAGGCTGGGTTGCAGGACCGTACCCTCGAACCCACCGCCTTCGGTACGCGCCATGAGTGTGCCAAAAAGATCAATGTATGCGTTCTTTTCCTCATCCAACCCAATCGGTTGCGATTCGTAGAGGCTGGGGATTATTCGCCCCGTGTACGCATCCTGCCCAGAGTACGCGCCTGGATGCGTGTCCGCGCACAAGGCTCCTACGGTGTCCCATAGATTACCGCCTGGAGTGCTTGATCCAGGATCGTCGGTAGTTGCTTGCCTCGTTTCTCTGCTCGGCGGAGGATCCCCGCGCAGGCTTTCTGGCTCAAATAGTACTTCGGCTGCACGTCTTGGATCGCCTGAAGCGTGCGCGACAACGAATACACGACGGCGTCGCTGGGCCACTCCGAAGTACTGAGCGTCAAGCACTCGGTAGGCGAACCCATACCCGAGTTGCCCCAACGCCCCGAGGAAGGCACCAAAGTCCCGTCCTCCGCTACTGGACAGAACACCGGGGACGTTTTCCCAGACAACCCATTCGGGGCGGTAGTGGTCAACCATTGCCACGAAAGTGAGAGCGAGGTTTCCTCGCGGGTCTGCGAGTCCTTTTCGGAGTCCGGCCACACTGAAGGCTTGGCAGGGAGTTCCTCCCACAAGAATGTCAACTGTTCCGGGTTCAATGTCCCACTCCCTGAATTTGGTCATGTCGCCTAGGTTGGGCACACCGGGAAATCGGTGTGCCAGAACCTGCGATGGGAACTTCTCGATCTCGGCGAATCCGACCGGCTCCCATCCGAGGTGATGCCATGCGACGCTGGCGGCTTCGATGCCGGAGCAGACGGACAGGTATTTCATCGCAACATCTTCTCCGCCCGTTCCAAAATGGTTTCAACCTGCATCGCGAGGTTGTCCAGACGAGTTGCCGATATGTGCGGCCCCATGTCGCGTTGCGCTTTGCGGGTCTCGGTAAGCAGCAGGTGCAGAAGATCCCGCACCTGTAGAACTTCTGTTTTCTTTATCATCCTAGGGTGTCCAGTAATATAGCCAGTACAGCAAACCGGCACACATCAATCCTAGGATGATGCGGCCTCGGATTGTCTCCACCCTTGCGTCACGCTCGTACGGATCTCCTTCCTTCCCGAATATCGGCTCCCAGTATTCTCGATTGACCGCGCACACATCGCACAATCCAGATTGGGTTGCCTTCTTGCCGCACCTGTAGCATTTCATTGTCTTGAAGCCCTCTCAAGCGTCTCGAAGATCCATTCCCCGGCACCGCGCGCCGGGCTGCGCGTAAGTGCTTCCGTGATCTTGTCCCGCAACTCCTGCGGGATATGAATGGTCTTCGGGCACATACGCGCACGGAGCCTAGGCGGTCGTCCTTGCTTCAGCCCTCGGCTGGCGATGTCTTCAGGCTGGCACCCCAACTGGGATGCGATCGCCGTGGTGATCTCGTGGGACCAGACCGGAGAACCCTGGTACTTATCCTCGATGCCGGCGTCGCGGAACAAGCGCTTGATGCTAGGCTTGTAGTCGTGCGGAATCATGAGGCGACGCCGCACCTCGGTCTTGTTAACGAACCATGTTTCCATCAGGAAACCTCCTTGTACGGGTTGATCTGAAACGAGTCGCAGACGAGCGACCCGTATTCGTCGCGGATGGTATTTGCCACCACCACATCGGTACGTCCACGCGCCCATGCGATTTCGGCCACATCGGGCGAGACGACATAGGCTATCCCCTTGATCGGCTTCGGTAAGCCGATCAGTTCACGGTTGTCGACCGTGGAAGGTACGGCGTGGTGATCGATCTTGATCAACACGCCCCCGTCCACGTTGTGGATTTCGAATTCGATCGGGGTTCCAGGCTCGACGGTCTTTCGCACGGTCGCCACGCGAACCCCGTCCGCGTAGAGGAAATACAGGGGTTGCTCTGGCACCTTGATGAAGATGCCCTCGCTGGTGAGGTTGATCAGCTGTGCTTTCATTTCTTTCCCTTCCCGGTATAGAACGCGACGGCGAACAGGAGGTTTTCCCACCCCGTGAACGTGCCGTTCGCCAGTTTCGTTGCATCCGCATCGGCGATGAACGCGGCCACCTGCGTGGCTTCACCTCCGGCGCGCATCTGCCAGTAGCGAAACTCCCGGTACAAGGACCGAAGTTCCGAAGACACTTCGGACGGCTTGGAACCGTGATCCGTGATCACGGCCCCAAGCTGGTGCGCTGCGTTGACCGCGCGTTGCATGGTGGTCATTTCTTGTTCGCCTCCCATGCGAATCCGTGCAACCACGCGCGGAATTCGGGGTTGCAGAAATACTCGCGCAGGATCTCGATCCGCGCCTTCGCATCCTTGTCGGCGGTGTTCTTGGCGACATTGTCGAATATCGCTCGCGCATTGTCTGCGTTCATGTCATGGTTCCTTTCAAAATGCTCGGGCTGGTCGGGTTAACGTGCGGCGATCAGGAGCGCATCGCGCAACAGGCGAAGGCGGGTATCCCCACCGATAACGGCCGCGTGTTCAGCCGCTATTGCGGCAAGGTTTGCCGGCGTCGGCTCGACTCCGTCAATGGCGGCCGCTTCAAGGAGCCACGCGCGGGCGTCGGCGATTTCCTGCGCGGTCGGGCCGGCGGCGATACGAGGGTGCAAGCGGAGCATATCTTATTCCTTTCAGGGTCGGGCCGGGGCGATGTCGCCGCCCCGGCATAGGCTTTGAAACTATCGGGTGCGCCCTTGTCGCGAACCCCACACATACGGAGCCGGCGCGGGGTGCGCGCCCTGCCGGCGTCCAGTCGCGCGCGCCTGCCACTCGCGCCACGCGACGTAATCCGCTTGCTTGAGCGCTTCGGAGGGCGTGTAGCCCTCCTCCAAGAACGTGTTGTAGGCTTCGTCCCTGAAAGCGGCGATTGCCGAGAACTTGCTCATCGGACCTTCTCCCCTCCGATGTAGGCAAGCACCGCTACGCAGGTGAACCCGCTCAGCATCTGGCACGGTTGCACCCACATATAACCTGCGCGAAGCAAGGCCGCCTCGGCGATGCGGGCGTACAATTCGCCGTCGGATACTGGCGCGCATTCGATCATGTAGGAGATGGCGAAAGCTTCCGGATCGTCCTCGTACCGGTCGCAATAGTCACGCGCCATCGCGTGGTACGCCGCTTGCGTCTCCGCGTCCAATTCGTCCCAAATTTCCTTGGCAACCGCGGCCGGGTCGCCGTACTGTTCCGCGACATCCCAGTAGTCCTGATCGCGGTACTCCTCCACCACTTCCCCCGTGATGTACTCGACGCCGTGCCATCCATGCGGCAAGCGGAAATCCGAATCCGGCTTGTAATTGTCGCAAACCGCGCGGTCCTCCGACCACACAATGTATTCCGCCCTGTTACGGCTATCCTTCGGCAATCCGATGTTGTCCAACTCCACCACGGGGCGCTGGATCAGGATGAAATGCTCGATGTTGTCCGGATCGGGATCGAATCCGGTGTATTGGTCCCTGTACTCATGAAACATTTCCAAACCCTCCTACAACCCGTATCGGGTTGACGACAAGATAATAACATACACCCTGTTGATTACGCAAGAGTAAAATGTGTTTTTTGTAAAAAATCCTAGGTTGTCTCGCTCTCGGCCCTAGGTTGTCTCGCGTCCGCAATATCGATGTCGCGCCCGCACGGATGGCAAGTCGCGCATCCCCCGGCAGGGCAGGGGTGCCGTGGGTGCCGGGGGTGCCGGGGGTGCCGTGGGTGCCGGGGGTGCCGTGGGTGCCGGGGGTGCCGGGGGTGCCGTGGGTGCCGGGGGTGCAAATACGAAGAACCCCCGCAGGATAACCCTGCGGGGGTAAACCGTCGCTTGCCGTGGTGCTAAACCGTGGGGAGTCGGTAGACAAACCCAGTATCGTCGCGTGTCGCCGATCCCTTCGGCCGCAACCGTATCCACACCCCCGTGCCGTCAATTTCCGGCAAGCGGATATCATGCGTGTCGCCGTCCACCACCGGGTATCCATCTATGGTGTCGCATGGTTTGTCTGTGACGATAGCGACATTGCCACCATTCGCGAGCACGGCGAGCGCTTCCGCGTGATTCCGTTCGTCGCGAGAGAACGTCAAGTTGTAACGTCCTGGCACGGGGCGACGGTAGCGCAGGGGAATTTTCGTGTAATCATAAAACTGCAACCCCGCGAGTGCCGGATCCGTGAACAATTCCGGAAATTCGCGTTCCCATAGGATATCGCTAGCACCATTCGGTCGCGCAAGGGGACGCACCCCCGCGCGCGCGCAGGAACGAACGTGCGCGACCAGCTCAGCGTACATTAGCTCGCGGAACCGTTCCCGGTCCTGCCACCATAGCTGCGTTCGCCGTACCTGCGCTTGGCGAACGCTGGTAAATCGCATTCGCCCCGCCGTGGTGGCTAAACAAACCTTCTCGCACGCCCCCGCGTGGGGGCACAGCGTGGGGCGCTCTTCCCCCGTCGCGATGGTGTACGCTGTCGCGGGGGCAAGGTACATTATCGCCGTGCGATACCCCATGACTTCACCCTTCGTAGTCTTCGCGTCCGACCCGATGGAAAACAGTGTTACATTCGACATACAAACCCCCCCTTGAAATAGAAAAGGGGTGCGTGGTGGACGGCACCACCACGCACCCCCTGTCGCCGTGCGATTAATCGCCGGCAAGCCAATCCATGTCGAAACCGTCGGATTCAAGCGCATCTTGCGCATCTTGCCGTGCGGCCGCGCGGAATTCCGACAGCGTGGCCGTGGCCGGCCAATCGAAACCGTCGCCAACGGAATAATCGGCGATATCGTCAAGCGACAACCCAACCATACCCTGCAGGTACCGCGAAACAAGCCACCGATAGTGTGGGTATAGCATGGTAACTGTTTTCTCAGCGTCAACCGTTGTATTCATTAATCCTCCTCCTCCTCCTCTGCCGTGATAATAGATTCCAAACCGTCGACGAATTCGTGCTCGCGGTGGTGCCACGGCACCCCTACCGTACGACAGTACTCATCTATCGCGTCGCGATACTGCGACAGCGGGTAATATGATAGGCCGCAGTATCGGATTATAATGTCGACAACGGTCGCATATATGATTCGCTCGCCGTTGTCGCGCACCACCACGGTTGGGTCGGGTTCCGATTCCCACATACACCATTCCGTGACTACATCTCGGTACCACGCGAGCGTATCGCGCAACCTGTATATATCCCCCCGCTCGCAAGCGTCCCCCATATCGTCCAATATGCCAGACATTACGGTGTACGCGACCGTCCCCGGCTCGTGGCGGTAGAGGTACGCCTGGTAGGCATTGTCGACGTGCGAACGGCAACCGTTTTCGCCGTCGCGCATGATTTCGGATAGCTGCGCTTGCACGGCGATGGTACCCGCGAGCGGGGCGAGGGCGTCTACCATCCCCCGCAGGTGACGCATCGACGGCGCCATCGCGTCGAAGGTTTCCGACAAGTTATACCGTCGATTCTTCAAAAACAATCCCATGTCAACCCTCCCCCTTCGTTTTCCGATACCGGGCGATGATTTCGCGTCGTTCAGCACGGCGAGCACGTTCCGATGCGGACACCATCGCCACACACTGGCCTATCACCACGGTTATCATTAACACGAACACGATAGGGGATAGCTCCCACACCACGGTGGCGATATCCCCGACAATAGACTGCAACATACACCCCTCCACTCCCCCCTACGGTTAGGGGTTATTCGCATAATACCACACACTCCCACGGAACGGGGGAACGCGCCAAAAAATACCGCAGGGTGTCGACGGCACCCCCACGGCACGGCACGGCACGGCACGGCACGGAAGGGAAGGGGGGGAACGGGGGGAACGGGGGAAGCGGGGGGAACGGGGGGAACGGCACGGAAGGGGTACGGAAGGGGGAACGGCACCCCTCGCGCCCCCTATCGATTTTCCTGGGCGTTCCGTCGACGTTTACCCCCTGTCGCGCCTAGGCGTTGCACCCCCGTGGTGCGTGCCGTAGCGCTCCCACGGCACCCCCGTCGCGCATGGCGTATCCCCCGTGTCGCACCCCCGTACCCCCTGTCGCGGGGCGTGGTGCCGTACCCTTGCGCGCCCCTTCCCCCCCTCCCCCGCAGGTACCGATACGGCACCCCCTCCCCTGCGGGGGTGCGCTACTGGTACGGGGGTGCCGTGCCGTGTCGCACCCCCCGCGCCCCTGCAGGGGTGCCGTGTCGCTCCCCCGCACCCCCCGCCCCGCACGGCAGGGGGTGCCCACAAGGCGCCCCCTGCTACCCCTCCGATGCGGACACCCCTCCCCACAAAAAATCTCGCTCCCGAGCCTTCGAATGTTTTGCGTGTTGTGTGTTGTGTTCGGGATATGCCCGTAAAGGCCCCTGCAAGCCCCGTACGCGCGTTCCAGCCGCTGGGTGGGGTGATTTGTCATTCCGGGCTTTTTCTCGCGTGTGCGCGCGTTTTGTGCCTTTTCGGCCTGAAGTGCCTTTCAGGGTCTTTTTTGTAGTGTTGAACGTGCCTGATTCGCGGGGGTTGCCGCAATGCCGTGCCAGCCTTAGCGGTTAAGCACGGTTTTGCGGCAACCCGACCATTGAATCGATCTTCAGGCCATCGTTCGATTGTCTTCTTTTGTGTCTTTCCGTTGCGTTGAACCGAAAGGGTGCTGGGCAAAGCAACCGTTCTGCGTGCTTAAACGCTTACGCTTGCACGCAGAACGGCAGCATTGCCCAATCCTTTCACCCAACGGGACAAGGTATATATATATATACTTATAGGGTTGGACCGGCCTTGGTGCCTGGGGGGTTGCAAGGGGGGTTCCGGCGGGGTACAATTTGGTTGTCCGGTCGACCGGCGGCTTCCTTGACCGTGTTTCCATGCCGCGGTTGCTCGATGCCGGTAGGTCGGACGACTCTCGGAGGTTCACGGCAGGGCCTTTCGGGGGTTCAATGGTAGGAACGGGGCCTCGCCTGCGGACAACCCTCCCCGTAGGCGGGGCGACCCGGTTTGACATCAAGTTTACAGGTGTGGTACGCTTGAAACCGTGAAATTTATGTGTTTTTTCACGGGGCTTTCGCGTCAATGTCTGGCCTGAAAAAAGTCGAGGAGTTTATCCCAAAGCCGGGAAGGACTTCTTTTCGACTGGATATGGACCCGTCTTTGAAGAAGCGGGTGTTGGAGGCGTTCGCTTCCGCCAAGTTGTACACGGACGAACACGTCACGGAGTACGAAGAGGGTGTTTTCTATCGCATAAGGCCTTTGGGTTTGTTTGGCATGTCCATACCGGATGCGTCGCTGGCGACAGGTTTGTCCGTGCAGATGCTGTATCGTGTCAGGAACGGTCAGGACAGGCTGTCCAGCAACGGCGAGAAGCTGCTGTGCGAGATGCTGGGCATCCCCCTGGTGACATACAGGATCGTGACGCGATATGCGATGATGGAGAATCACCGATTCACCAAGGACAGGTCGCTGCAATGTTCCATTCCGGAGAATCTGATGTCGTTCTTCGAACCGTATGTCAAGCGCGCCGGCGGACCAAAGACGGAAGCCTTCCGGAAGATGTGCGAAGAGCGCAAGGTGACCAAGAAAAATCCCGGTGGAAGGCGGTTCTTCCATAGCAACGACAAGGAAGGGAGCCAAAACCTCCCATACGAGGAACTCAAGCGCCTCCGGATGCTCGCGGTCAAGTCAGGAAAGCGCTATGTCGAGATATTCAAGGATCAGGAAGCTGCCGCCTCCGCCGGATTGGACGGAGGAGGACGAGGAAGCGTTCCACCAGATATGGAAAGCCCTGATCGAGAAGGAAAAGGCTGAATTCGAAGAGTGAACACGCCAGACCTGATCCTTGGCATAGACCCTGGATCGCATACCTGCGGATACGCCATCGCATCACGCTCCCCGGAAGGCAAAGTACTGATACTGGAGTGCGGACGCATCCGAAACCACTCCAGGGATGTCACCAAGCGCATACGCGCCCTGCACAACGGACTCCTCGCCATGATCAAGGCGAACGATCTGGAATCAAGCCACCTGCGGATCGCATACGAATGTCCGTACAGCGGCACCGGAGCCGGATCCGTCGGAAGATCCGGGTTGCAACACGTCTGGATGGCTATCGGGATGCTGCTTACCCTGCCGGCGGACGATTTCATCCCCCTGCACGTCGCCACCGTGCAGTCCGCATGGGGAAGAAAAAGGACGATGGATCGAAAAACCGGGAAGGAACACGCCATCGCCATGGCGAATCAAACCTTCGGACTCGATCTGGAAGCCGACGAGAACGACACCGCGGACGCCGTATGGGTGGCCGTGGCGGCATTCGGGAAAGGAACCTGCAAATGACAGGTATTGAAGCGCTTGAGGCCATCAGGCACGGCAAGAAGGTGCGTAGGACAGTATGGAAGCCGGATACGCACGCCGCGGTCTACATAGACCCGGAGTACACGCACAGGAGTGGTATCAGATACCACGTCAAAGGACGAGTGTCCGAAAGGCTGGTAGTGGATCAATTCATGCACGACGACTGGGAGGTGGTGGAATGACGAACATAGACGCAGTAAAGCAGGCGAAGGCCCTGATCTTTGAACACATTGTCTCTGGAGACAAGGGACTCCTGGCGCAGGCCGCGTGGCACATCATCTACGCATACACCGGAGACAAGGAACACGCCGAGGAATCCATGAAACGCATGGAATCCGTGCGCTGGACCGGAACGATGGACGGACACGCCGCGTTGGAAGCCATCAAAGCCGGCAAATCAATCCGTTCCAAGCGATGGACACCGGGAAATCATCTTGAACCGGTACGATACGAGGAAGTCGGAGAACTCGACGTAGTTCCGCACGGCGGAGAACTCTTCATCCACGACTGCCACACATTCCCTGGCTGGCTGGTGGCCGCGCTCGCGTCCGACGAGTGGGAGGTTGCGGAGTGAAGGCACGCATACTCTGCGACAACCCTGATCTCATGCCGGTCTACGCTTCCGAAGGCGCTGCCGGCATGGACCTCAAGGCCGCCGAGCGATGCTTCCTGTTCTCAGGAGACTATATGCCGGTCTCGACCGGCGTCTCCGTGGAACTACCGACAGGATGGGAAGCGCAAGTCAGGCCACGCTCCGGTCTGGCTGCAAAGGAAGGCATCACCGTACTCAACGCGCCGGGCACCATCGACTCCGACTATCGAGGCGAGATCAAGGTGATCCTGATCAACCACTCCAAAAAGACCAAGCTCATCGAGATCGGGGACCGAATAGCGCAACTGGTCTTCGCGAAGCACGAAAAAGTTGAACTTGAACCAACGCTTGAACTCACGGAAACCAAACGAGGACGACGCGGACTGGGAAGCACGGGAACCTGATGTACACATACAAGCCAATCGTCAAGCGTGTCATCGATGGAGATACCTTCGTGTGCGATATCGATCTCGGATTCAACATTACGGTGCAAAACAAATCCGTTCGCGTAGCCCACGTCAACGCTCCAGAGAAGTACACTCCGGAAGGCAAGATCGCCAAGGAATACACGGAATCAATGCTTGCCCAAGGAGATGTGACGCTAACCATCATTGACCACAGAGGCGACAAGTACGGAAGACTCCTCGCAGAAGTACACATAGGAGGACGACGGCTGGACAAGGCAATGATAGAAGACGGACACGGAAAGCCATACGAAGGAGGAACCAAGGAATGAACGGATCACAAGCCATCAAGGCGCTCCTGGAAGGACAAGCCATCCGAATGGCGTGCTGGACACCAGGGAATCGAGTATCCAGAATCTACGATCCGGTATCCGGAGAATGGTTCACCGAGGCATACGGCACTCCAATGTTCATCGAGGACTGCTCCTTCTGGGGAGCGCTTTGGATGCTTGACGCGCTATGCGATCAACGTGACTGCTGGGAGATACACGAAACACAAACGGAATCCTTGCAGGAAAACATGGACAAGACGTAGAATCCATTCTCACGAAAGGAACCACCATGAGGACCGCACCACCGGCAAATCAGGCCGGTCTGTTCATACGCAACTTGTTCGCACCGTACAACTCCGGATACATGGAGATACGCGCATTCAACGGAATGCGACGCGAACAATCCTTCCACGAACTCCCGATCACCGGAGACAGGCTACGCAAACTATGCGAGGCCATCGTTGAGAAAGCCGAAGAAGGCTTTGATATCTACGTCGGAGTACTCCCACGCAAGGAACGATACGGCAAGGCGTCGTCCATAACGCAAGCCGCAACCGTCTGGGCGGATTTCGACTACAAGAACATGACGGACGAAGAAGTCCTACGGGCGACACGCGACGCGGACATGACAGTACACTCCGGAGGCGGTATGCACGCCTACTGGTGGGTGACCGATGTCCACGACGTATCCACGTCCAAACGACAAGATGCTTTCTCTGCTCTTGTCCAAGAAGAACAACAACGCCGGTCCGGACAAAAGGCCGACGCTACGCACGACCTGCCTCGCATACTCCGAGTACCAGGAACCCTGAACTGGAAAGACCGGGAACACCCACGCCCAGTCGAGTTGCTAACGTGCGATGGACGACTTGTGAAGGCGTCCACGAAACCAGACAGGCACGACGCCGTGGATACAGGATTCACGAACCTGCTGGAAGACGAACCTATGCACTCGCCACTTGTGGAAGGTTCGCCCGAGTGGGAGTACTACTTCCGCATCGCCTGCGAGGCATTCGCGCAAAACAGAATATACGAAGCAGCCAAAACAGGAATCCTGAAATCATTCAATCCTCCACTACGCACGCCCGGCGGAAGACTGGTGCAGAACCCAAACGAGTACATCATCCAACAGATGGAGCGAGTGGTCAAAGGACACGGAATGCTGACTCCGGAAGAAGAAGCGGCCTGCGCTCGGGAGTTGGAGTTCTTCGTTGAATACATGAGGTTGCACGGCCATGCCTATTGATCTCACCTCCCGGCTGCGAGAACTTGAATCGAAGGCAAGTACTGCAAGCAGGACGCACGTCAAAGGAAACCCGCTGCATGAACTCTTCCAAGACATACCGGAAGGCGGAAACCAGCGCGTAAAAGGGCGAGACCATGCGTCCGTATCCCTGCTAGGCCACCTCAAGAACAGCGGGATGGACTACGAGTTGGCTCTATCCATCCTGCATCTATGGAATGAACGCTTCTGCAAACCGCCACTCGATTCCCGGCAACTCACCGAGAAGGCATCCAGACTCTGGGTCGAATTCTCGGAACGCACCGAAGCAAGCGATGCGATCATACCGGAAGAATCGATCATCCCATTCCTCGACATTCCACGGATGGAAGAGGAAGCCGCAAAGTCGGCCGCGCAGGGATGGATCATGGAAGCGGGAATCCCCGCCGGCGGACTTGTCTACATCACGGCCCCGCCTGCCTTCGGAAAGACATGGGTTGTTCTAGACCTCATACGAGCCTGCCTCACCGCAGGAAAGTGGCTCGGCCACTATCAAGTCGAACAAACGCCAGTCATGTACCTTGACGAAGAGATGGGCGTCGCAAGGGTATTGCCACGCATCCAGAAACTCGGAATCCCGAGGAACTCCGATCTGCTCTACACGAACCGATTCGGAATCAAACTGGACAACAAGACGCACAGGGACCAGATCATCGCCGCCATTCGCAAGTACGGCGTCAAGATCGTGGTCATAGACTCGCTGACCAGGGTGCATGGACTCGACGAAGGATCCAACCGGGACATGGCGCGGCTCTATTCGTACATGAGGGAAATCATGGACGAAGGCGCCACGCTCATGATCTGCCATCACGATCGCAAAGGCGGACAAGGAGATTCCAGCGTCGGGCACGACCGCGCACGCGGAGCAGGAGAGATCATGGCCGCCGCGGACATGGTCTACAGCGTGGAGAAAGACTCCGGGTTTCATAGGATTGTATGCACCAAATCACGATTGATTGCGGAAGAGGACGCAATCCGCATGAACTTCCTGATCGAGGACAATGAAGACAGGACGACGGTAACCCTGCGCCCTGCAAATCATCAAGAAATTTCAAGTCGAAACCTTGACGCCTGCGAGGAAGCCATTGTAAACTTCCTGCGAGCGGTTGGTTCATCCAATACGAGCGACATCAAGTCGAATGTGAAGTTCGGCGATGGGAAAGTCGTTGCGGCAATATCCAGTTTGCTCAAATTCGGTGAAGTTCAAAGCCAGACCGGAGAGCGTGGCTCAAAGGTCTACTACTTGAGTCCGAAGAAAAACTACGATTCAGACGAGGTGTTTTAGATGTCGTTTTTCAAGCAGAATGCTACATTTCAGGAATCTGGAAGTGGCGAGTACGAGATTGCCGAATCCGGCACCTACAATTGCCGGTTGATCGCCGTCGATATGGCGGAGCAGCCGGATTTCAACGACCCCAACACGATGAAGCCCGTCTTCATCTGGAAGTTCGAAACCGTGGATGCGTTCGATTCGCAGGATCGTCCGTTCCGATTCACGAAGTACACGGGACGAGCCTACGGAAACGAAAAGGCGCACCTGACCAACCTGATCAACCAGATGTTTGGTCGAGCTCTTTCCGCCAAGGAGTTCGGCGAGATCGACTTGGAAGAGTTGATGGAGCGACCTTGGAAGGTCATGGTGGATGAACACAAGACCCAGGCCGGGAAGCTGGTCAACAAGATCGTGAGCGTTCGCGCACCGCAGAAGCGTGTTGTGATGGACGCCGCACCTAAGGTGCCGGACATTCCCAAGATCAAAGCTCCCAAGGCCGAGATCGACGATCCGTTCGGCGACTGACGCCCGTTCCGTTCGCAGGTGGGTGATGCCAACTGCGGCACGGGCGGCAAGGGATCCGTGGTTTGAGTGGTTCCTTTCCTACGGATCCCGACGCTACAAAAAGACGGGCACCAAACGGTGCCCGTCTTTGGAGTTGATATGCTTCCTGAAGAAGACATTGAGAAAAGATTGCATAAGTTCCTGAACTTGTTGCGCGAGGGGTTGCCTTTGAGGCGATGCGTTGATCTTGCAGGGTTCACGCAATCAGAAATGAATGCCATGCGCCGTGTTCCGGAGATTGAACAGGCTATCGTCGAGGCAAGTACGGAGAAGGAACGGGCCGTACTCAATGCGTTGCTGTTGTCTGCCGTGCAAGGCAATACCGACGCAGGACGTTGGTATCTGGAACGACGTAGCGCGGACTATATGTCCATAAATCAGCGCAAGACCGCGAAACTGGCTGAAGATAGATGGCGCATGGAAAAGAAGATCATCAAGGCTGAACTTGGTGCGGATCCAGGGCGTGTCGCTATGGAAGCGAACAAGCAAACGCAAGCTATCGAATCGACAGAAGAAGAAGAGGCGGAAATCATTGCAACTGGCAGCGAGAGCGAAGAGGATTAAACGCAAACTCGGACACCATCTGCCGGGTTCGGAAAGGCGCCCTACGATGTGGCGTCCGGATATGCCTCCTCCACACGCCGCACAGAAGGAAGTCCTGCGCGAACACAAGCGGTTCAACATCATCAACTGCGGACGCAGATGGGGCAAGACGACGATTGGATCCTGGTTGGTCATAGAACCGGCACTTGACGGATATCCTACGGCGTGGTTCGCTCCAGACTACAAGGCTCTCTCCGAAGTATGGAGGGAAATCTGTAGGTTGCTGAGGCCGATCACGATCAAGCGCGACGCCCAGCAACACAAACTGGAACTCAGTACCGGAGGCGTCATCGACTTCTGGTCTTTGGACTCCGATCCGGAGGCGTGCCGTGGACGGAAATACCATCGCGTCGTGCTGGACGAGGCCGCGAAGGCGCGGCACCTCCAGATTGCATGGGAAATGGCGATACGTCCTACGCTTGTTGACTTCAAGGGAGATGCGTGGTTCCTCAGTACACCTCGCGGTCGTGATTTCTACTGGGAACTATGGTGGAGAGGCTGTGAAGACAACCCGCAACGAGATCCAGAGTTCGCCTGTTGGCAGATGCCATCTTGGACGAATCCTCACATCCCTGCTGTCGAGATCGATGCGATGCGCCGGGAACTTCCTGCAAGCACTTTCTCGCAGGAGATCGAAGCCCAGTTCCTTGAGGTTGGAGGGCGTTTCTTCGACGAGTGGTTCGAAGACAAGCACGTCGTGGTTCCATACCAGATTCCAGAACACTACAGGTTCGTCGGAGGTCTGGACTTCGGCACCGCAAACCCATTCGCATTCGTATTGGGAGCAGTCGATGAATCGAACAAACTCGTCGTAGTCGATGAAGCATACGGGGAAGGGATGCTTCCCAGGGAACAGGCCGGCAAGATCATCGAATGCTTCCGCAGGTTCGGGATCAAGAACACGGGCGACGTGCTTGTCGCGGCAGACCCAGCAATGTTCCCGCCCAAAGACCCGGCAAAGAGAATCGGGGAGTACCCGATCGAGGCGTTCTGGCGTGAAGGGATTCATGCAGTTCCGGCGATCAACAACCGCATGGTCGGATGGACACGCCTGAAGGAACTGATGCATACGGACGACCTTGTCGTATTCAAGGGTCGATGCCCAAACCTGATACGAACCATTCCGCTGATGATCAGGGACGAACGCAATCCCGAAGACTTGGATACAACGCTTGAAGACCATGCGCTTGATGCGCTCCGGTACATGGCTTTGGTCAGGACGGAAGCCAGCATGGCGAAGATAGAACGCACCATGCCGATGTACGCCAAGATTACCGAGGACTACTTGAAGCGAAACAAGAAGACGGGCGACACCATCTAATGAAGTACTTTGACACGGCCTTGTTGGTCATGATCTGGATACAATTGGGTGGAGTGAACACTATTGTACGTTGGTGGAAAAAGCGTACAATATCAGGAAGCGTCGGCAAGGACTATATGTAATGAGAATCCCGCAGCGCAAGCAAGCCACTACACAGGAGGATTTGTCTCTGGATCCTGAAGTCAAGGAACTTCAGGAACCGACCGAATCCGAGTGGCAGATTCTCAACTATGTCGATGATCAGTTCAAGACCGCTTCCGATCACCGCGCACCACTTGAGGTTGACTGGGCGCTTGGAGTCGCATTCGAAGAAGGGCGACAATGGGTCGGACTTAGCCGTCAAGCGGATCAACTGATCTCGCTCATCAATGAAGAAGAGCGGCATCGATATCTCACGTCGCCCAAAGTTCGGCCGCTTCTGATGAAGGTGGAGAGCCAGGCTACGCTTGCTTCTCCCGATGTGCGTGCCGTCCCGCTTACGGACGATCCACTTGATGTGCAGGCTGCAAAGGAAGCGGAAGCCATTCGTGGGCATTGCGCCCGTAAGTTCGACCGGCATACCCAGACCAAGGAACGTGTCGGTTGGGCACTCAAATCCAGTACTTGCTTCCTGAAGATCTACTGGGACGACCAGAAGATGAACACGATTCCCGTCGTGGACTTCGCCGGGAACGTCAACTTTGAACAGGCGCCTGTAGGGGATATCTGCGAAGAGATCCTTCCTGCGTTCTCCGTCTTTCTGGATCCGACCGCACGAACATGGGAACAAGTACGGTGGTTGATCCATGCCGAGACTCGTCCTTTGTCCTACTTCGTTGACAAGTTCGGGGAAAAAGGCAAGTCCGTAAAACCGGATGCCAAGAGACAGAACGCGATCAACGGCTACGTCAATCGGTACATGAACGCCGGTATCGGTTTTGCTTCCCCGGTGCAGACTCCTGGGATGGGCAAGGGCATGGATGCCGCCATCCTGAAGGAATACTGGGAGAAACCTACCGCCAAGTTCCCGAAGGGCCGGTACATCATCATCGCCGGCGGTGTTGTGTTGTACAACGGCACTTGGCCTTACAAGAAGAACGACGACTTCCCGTTCGTACCGCTTTCGTATCAGGGACGTTCCGATTCTCCGTACGGGCGTTCTCTGGCTGGCGAGTTGATCTCGTTGCAATACACCTACAACCGAATCCTGTCCGCCGCGCTTGAGCAGGCCGAGCAACAGGTTGACTTCGTGGCTATCGCGAAGGGTATCGGTATGCAGGCCGATGCGTTCGACGAGATCAAGGGACGCGGTGTCCGCAAGATCTATTACGACGCAACTGCCGGTGGGCCTCCTATGTTCTCGCGTTCCCAAGGCATCTCGGGAGACAAGTTGGCGTTCCTGCAAAAGATCGAGCGGGATATGCAGGACATCGCCGGTGTCCATGATGTGACCCAGGGACTTGCACCGGCAGGTACTCCTGCGGAAGCCATTCGCCTCCTGCAACAAGCCGATCAGACACAGCACGCTTCGCTTCGTGCTTCCATCGAGAAGTCCGCCGTGCAGATCGCGGAATGGGAAGTCGCGTTGTATTCGGAGAAGGCGCCTCTGGATGTCATGCTTGGACTGCTTGATTCCAAGGGAACCGTGGAGCCGCAAGAACCCGGTATGCAACCCGAAGAAGTCATGACGGGTGGAAAGCCGTTGTCCATGCGCGGCCTTCGCGAGGGAGGTCAGTACCGTGTCATCTACACACCTGGATCCACATTGGCCGAAGGACCAGAGGAAAAGAATCAGAAGATCCTCACCTTCTACCAGATGGGCCTCCTCGGAACACCGGGCACGCCTTCTGCATCGCGCCTTGCCGTCACTCTCATGGATCTACCGGAAACTGAAAAGATTCTACGAGCGATAGACGAGCAAGAGCAGCGAGAAGCCGAGAATCAGGCCGCGATGATGGAACAGCAACAGCAGATGATGCAGTCGCAGATGCAGAATGCCGATCCGATGACGCAACTACAGATGGAAGCCGCTAAGCAGCAGTTGCAGATCGAGACTCATCAAGCCAAGAATCAGATCGAGCGCGACGCGGACGAGGAAACCGCGCAGGCGCAACAGATACGGGACTTGCAGACGATGGCCGTCGAGCGATTGATGGCCCCTCAGTCCCAACCTTCGTCAACCGCTGGACGTAATCAGCGGAATAACAGGGGCCGATAGTGGCTCAAGAGGTAATGATGGACGAAGAGGCGATACAGACCGTGGACTCGCCGGCCACGGAGTCCGATCAGATCGATTCGGAGACTAGCGAGCAACCGGCGACGGGGGACGCGACAGGCCCAGCGCTATTCGACGAGGAAACGACGGATGAGGGCGAGCCTGGCCCGATTCCATACAATCGTTTCAAGGAAGTCAACGACCAGTTCAAGGAACTCAAGGCACAGAAGGAAGCGGAGAACGCAATCCTTCAGCAGTTCGGGTTCAGTTCCTTGGCGGAGATGCAACAAGCTGCGGAACTTGAACGTCAACGGATCGAGGAAGAGCGGGTATCCGCATACTTCCAGAGTCAGGTTGACGAGGGCGAGTTGGATGAAACCACGGCATCGATGCGCCGTGATCTTGAAATCCAGCGGATCCAGTTTGAGCGGGAACGTCAGCAGGTGCGCGAGTTGCTGTTGCAGCAACACAAGCAGGTTGCATTGACGCAACACCCTTCCGCTGCGCAGGCTCCGGACATGGTCGATGAACTGATTCGGGCCGGTCTCGCACCGGACGCCGCCGCGGCGCAGGTCGCGGCCATGGTGGACAGGTTCAGCCTGGCCGCCAAGTCTCAGGCGATTCGTCAACCTTCACCTCCGTCTCCGATGGGGAGTACGAACCAAGCCGCGCAGCAGACGCGCCCCATGAGTCCTCTGGACGCTTGGAAACAACAGGCTGCACGACCTTGGCGAGACATCCTCGGTGGAAACAAGGACACTATCTAAGGAGTAAGAAATGGCTGCTTCTTCCGAAGCCCTTACGCTCTATGATTACGGTGCCATGTCGAATGATCCTCTGGTCAAGAAGATCACGATGGGCCTCTACGATCAGGGAGTTTCCGTTCTCGACGTTCTTCCGATTGCCAACACCAAGTCGCTCAAGGCGAACGGTGTTCGCTTCCTCGCTGGTTCCCTGCCGACGGTTGGCACCCGCAAGTTGAATGCGGAACCGACCGTTGTCCGCTCTGTCCCGAAGAAATTCGAAGAGCAGGCGTACATTGTCTCCAATCAGTTCCAGATCGACCGATTCCTGGACATGGAGCAGAACGCCATTCAGGATCCGATCGACGTCCAGTTCATGGCGTGGCAGAAATCCTTTGTCCGTACCTTCTCGGACAAGTTCATCAATGCCGTGCCGACTACTGATGACGACTGGTTTGCTGGCCTTCGTTACCGACTGAGTTCGGCTGGTCAAACCGATTACGACGTTCCGTCGGAAATGCTTATTGATGCTGGTTCTGGTAGTGGTTTGGCGTTTGCACTATCCGGTGCGAATGCTGCGACATCTGCTACTTCGGAGCAGTTCTTTGAGCGTCTTGACCAGGCTCTGGACTATGTCGGTTCTCCTGAAGGCAACGGCGTAGTCATCTTCGTGAATGATTCGCTGTTCCGCCGTATTTCGACCGCTGCCAAGCGAGCGCAGTCCGGTAATGCCTTGGACCAGACCAAGGACAACTTTGACCGTGTCATTACGACGTATCGTAACGCTCGGTTGCTTCAGTTGCCTCGTAAGTCTGATGACACCAGCCAGATCATTACGAATACTGAGAATACTGCCGGTACGGCTACTACCGGTGGTCTCTGCTCTTCGTTGTTTGTCTGCAAGTTTGGTGCGAATGACTTTACCGGTTGGCAATTTGAACCCCTTGCGGTCAAGGATCTCGGGATCGACCCAACGGTCGGTACGCGACGAAACGTCGTCGTGGACTGGGCGTGTGGTTTGTTCCAAGCCAATCCTCGCTCCATTGCCCGTGTCTACGGAATGTTGATGAGCAACTAAGGAGTTATTGAAATGGCTTATGATGCTAATCTCCAACTGGCAAATGAAACCGCCAAGACCGGTAGCACCAACTCCACGGGTATCAACCTCAAAACTGGTTCCCTTCGTGGACCCGTTATGTGGGCGCGTGTTGAGGTGACTGCTGGTGCGGCTTCGGTTTCCGATGTCACGTTGACGTTCTCCGTTGAACACTCTACGGATGACAGCACTTACTACGCGCACACGTCCGGTGCCGATCAGGTGGTCACGATCACTTCTGGCGGATCCGTTCGTTCGCGTGACGTTGTGTGGATTCCTATTGTCACGGAGAAGAAGTACATCCGCTTGGCTATGGTCAAGGGTGGTGGCACTCTCGCTTCCGGCGCCTACAACGCCTACATCACCAACTCGCACCCGCAGTAAGGTGAACCGACCAGGGGGAGGGGAAACCCTCCCCCTTTTGTCATCTGGAGGCTATAATGCGTAAGTCTTGTTCCATGAACGGCAACGGTATGATGCACGGCAAGGAATCCAAGTCCGAGAAGAAAATGGAAGCGCAAGAGTCCAAACTTGAGGTTCAGAAACTGAAACTTGAGATAGCGAAACTCAAGCGTGAACTCGGAACGAAGCGAGGCAAGTGATGATGAAGAAACCTACCAAGGCCGAGAAGAAGGTCGAGAAGGTGATGCACGAATACAAGGAAGGTGGACTCAAGTCTTCCTCCGGTGCCAAGGTCACGTCTCGCAAGCAGGCCATCGCCATCGCGTTGTCCGAAGCCGGAATGGCGAAGAAGAAGGCCAAGGGCAAGTGACATGACGCGAGGGGAGATCAAGCAACGTGTCAGGATGTACTATCCTGAATCACCGGGCACCCTGGGATGGGATGACCCGTTCGCATTGGACTCCCTTATCAAGGATGCCACAAACGAAGTGGCGCGTCAGTCAGATTGCCATGAGGACATCCGTTATCTGGATGTGACCGCTAACACGCAGGTGTACTGCGCTCCGGATGTCTACCGCCCGGTAGCGGTGTTCTTCAAGGATTCGTCGGGGAACTGGTCAAGACTTCGCACCATGCGTAGTCACGACGATAACTTTGACCAGTTTCGTTTTGACTCAGCCGCTGATCCTATTTCCCATGTAGGGTTCCGAGGTGGGAATCAGATCGTGTTGGCTCCGACGCCTTCGGTCACGCGCAGCGCGGCGTTGATGATCGAAGGTTACTGTCAACCTGGCGAGTATTGGGTATACGATTCAGGTGGAGTCGCGCAAGCCAATACCGATAATGATGAGTGTCCGCTACCGGTATGGGCACATGATGCCGTTGTCTATCATGTTCTCTGCAAGCGTGCTGAGATAGCCCGTGAATATCCGGCGGCAGAGACTTTCCGGAGGCAGTTCCGGACTTTGATGGGCGACGTGGAGGCGAAGGCCGGTTTGTATCTGGCTAGATCTGCGAAAGATTACACGGTGAGGAAGTACTAGCCATGACTATTGATTCCGGCTGGGCGGCTGTTGTACTTATGGCGGTTTTGGCGATCGCCGGCGGTGTCGGTAAGCTCATCCACATGATGTACAAAATGGAACAGGAGATCACCGGCACCGCGGCGACGCTCAAAGATCACGGGCGGCGCCTTGATTCGCTTGAGTCCGAGGTGCGAAACATCCTCCAATTGATACTGCGTCATGAGGAACACCGATGAAGGAACGAATCATCGAATGGATCGTCAAAATCGGGATATTGATCGGGTGCGGATTTTCCGCCTATATGCTGCTCACCTTGCTGGCTTCCGTGTTGAGAGGCGGGGAATGAAAAACATCTCGATCAAGCGCTTGGCGACGCTGATGGTCATCACGACGATCGCGGTATCGACTCCGGCCATGCAGTCCGCATTCGCACAACCCGTGCCACCGGAGGCCGGTTTCGAGGAGATCACGGCGCGGTTTGAACACGCGATGGTGAACAGCGTCAACGCGCTGATTCCGGCGTGGATTTCCGCGCTGGTCGGGTTCTTCACCCGCGCCGATAAGACGGAGCCGCTCTTCGCGCTTAAGGCGGGACGCTGATGGTCAGCATTCAGGTTGTGTCGCGCACGGTTGATGCGGCTGGTGCGATCCAGTATCAATTCGATGACGGAAGCGGCGTTGTATTTCCCGATGCCGCCGCGGAGGAATCATGGTGTCTGGATTCAGCAATAGAACTCCAGATGCGAGCGAACATGGTGCAGATAGCAGTCTGCAAAACGGTGCACGGCATGGCGAATGTCACCGTGACGCTGAACGTCGATGACGCCAATGGAAACGTGCTGACGGTGGCCTGATGTCTTATTTGTTTTTGTTTCCACCTTGGGAACAATTGTGCGCAACGAACATTACGTTCGGTTCGCAGACAATGAACTCGACGACGAACGATATCGGCATCGTATTTCAGATGCCCGAGGCGGCGACGATTACCGCGGTTGCATTCAGGCAAAGTTCGATCACCGGTACGCCGGGTACATTGCGCGTTGGATTGCAGGGCGTTTCGGCGACTACCGGGCTAAACGACGGCACCTATCTGGGCGGTGCGACAAACTACGTTGACTACACCGGCTGGGCATCGGGGAACAACAACACATTCATCGTCAACACGCTGCCGAGCGGTGTCACGGTCACTAGAGGGCAACTCGTTTGCCTATACCTCAAACCACAGGCGGTCGGAACTTGGAATGCATCCAACCTCGCCGCTATCAGCACATCGATTCAGGATTGGCGCAGGGGATTTGTTCGGCCATACAAATTCATTAATGCCAATAAGTCCACAGCATTTGAGCAGATACCGTTTTTTGTGCGCTCATCAACCAAAACATACGGCAATCCGTATCAAACATTCTCTGCTCCTGCGTTGACCAATACATCTAACCCAGACGAAATTGGCCTTGCATTCACCATCAATTCATCGAGTTTTTCGACGTATCAGGTTGCTGGCGTCAGGCTGACGAACAACATCGCGTCCGCCAGCGGTACGTTCAACGTGGTGCTCTACAACAACACGACGGCATTACAGACGGTGGCCGTCGATACGGACCAGATATCCCGTTTTGCCACGAACGGAGTGGAAATCCTGTTTGAGGATTCCACGCTCGCGACGCTAAATACCGGGACGGAATATATTCTCGGCCAAAAGGCGACATCGTCTGCGGCGAACGCTTGCCAACCATCCTATGCCACGTTGCCGACCAACGGTGATCTGAGCGCAATATCAACGGAAACGATCCGGTACGCGGAACGGCAAACGACTGGCGCGTGGTCATTCACGAACAACACGCGGTTGCCGATGGTCAGCCTGCTGATCAAGACGACGGCATTCACGGGCGGTGGCGGCGGTTTGTTGGTCCATCCCGGCACGGCTGGAGGCATGAGAGGCTGACATGAAAGAGATACTCAAGCGGGGAACCACCAGTAATATCCTCCGCGTGTTCCTTCAGGATTCGGCCGTCACAACCGGCGCAGGCAAGACCGGATTGACCAACGCATCGAGCGGCCTCATCATCTCGACCATCGCCGATCTGGAGGCGACCGCGACGACCTACACCTCCGCGGCTTCCAACGTCGAGACCATCACGACGCTCGGCACGTTCGCCGCGCCGACCGCCGGTAAATGCCGATTCAAGGAGGTCGATGCAACGAACTTCCCCGGCGTGTATGAGATCCAGATCGCTGATGCGCGGTTCAACGTCTCCAACTCGACTCAACTGCTGGTCTCGATCCAATGCACCGGTGTCGCGCCGGTGTTCGCTGAATTCCAGCTGATCGCGGTTGATCTGCTCGATACCGTGCGGCTCGGCCTCACGGCGATTCCCAACGTGGCGCAGGGCACCAGCGGTGCGCTGCCGACCGGCAACGCGACCGGACAGGTCACGGTGGCGACCAACAACGACAAGACCGGGTACTCGCTGACGCAGGCATTCCCGACGAACTTCTCATCGCTCGCCATCAATGGTGGCGGAGCGGTTACCGCCGGGACCGTATCGGACAAAACGGGGTATTCGCTGACGCAGGCATTCCCGACGAACTTCTCCAGCCTTGCGATCACCGGTGGGGGCGCGGTGACGGCTGGCACGGTGTCGGACAAGACCGGGTATTCGCTTACTCAGGCGTTCCCGAGTAACTTCTCCAGCCTTGCCATCACGGCAGGAGGCGCGGTCACGGCCGGTACGGTCTCGGACAAAACTGGGTACTCGCTCACGCAGGCGTTCCCCAGTAACTTCTCCAGCCTTGCGATCACCGCTGGTGGAGCGGTTACTGTTGGCACGAACAACGACAAAACTGGATACAGTTTGACCACTACGCCTCCAACCGCAAATTCGATTGCCGATGCGGTTTGGGGAGCAGACAAGGACACGCCATACGCCGGTGGAACTTATGGCAACACGACGTTCGGGCGGCGCGTGTTGCGTGGCGCATCAACTCAGGCGGATGTATCCGTAACTGGATCCAATCATGTCGCCGCAGACATTCACGAACTGCAACCCGCGGTCATATCCGCTGGAGACTTTTCCGCAGGAGCCATTGATGCCAATGCTCTTGCTACGGATGCCGTGACTGAGATTGCCCAGGGAGTCCTTACCGAGGCGACAAGCACCACAACCTACGCTGCTGGAGATGTTGGGAATATTCTAGGCCGGCTGCACAACATGATTGAAGCAGATGGCGTTGACTTCAGATACACAACCAACTCGCTGGAGCAAGCACCGTCAAGCGGAGCAGGTGCTTGGCAATTGAATGCCGCTCAGACCACCGGTCTGAAACGGATGATCACGGCGATTGTCGGAATAGGTGGCGAGACGGCAACTCCTGGCGTGCTTGAATTCGGTATGGTTGGCGATACAACGACATTGCAGATCACGCAATCCGTGGATGGAAATGACCGTTTGACGGTTCAGGAAATCTGATGCCTCTATCAATCTACCCACCATATCTAGGGCCGGCGGCCACCACCACCGGTGAGCCTACAACTGCCGCCAGTCTTTTGGACCGTGCGCTTTGGCTTCTTGCCGAAGCGACCGATAGTCAAGCCGCAGCTGTTGGGAATGGTAGTGGTACGGAAAGCATCAGCACTACAAACTATGTGTACAAGTTGTCCAATGAAGCCATTGAATGGCTTTGCAGGACGTGCTTGTTCATCCCGTGCCTTGTGTCCACGACGAACCTATCCGCCAACACGAACTATGTATCCGTATTTGAACTGGATATGGATACGGCGGGTATGCGCGAGATGTGGGCACCTGAAGCGGTGCTTTGGGACAACACGCAACTCACACACGCCTCTGTCACGGCTCTACGTCGATACGATCCTGGCTTTGAATCAGCGACGGCAGGAACGCCTACGCATTGGTTCCATCAGAGCCGGACGCAGATTGGCTTGTATCGCAAGCCGAGCGCAAACGGCAACATTGCCGTGTATGGTGCCGGGTATCCACTCCGCCTTGGAGATGGAACCGGTGATACCGTCACAGAAACCGCGGTGGCTCCTTCTGCGGATTTGCTTTATCTGGTTCCTCGATACGTTGCGTGCATGATCGCCAAGCGGAACTACCACGATGCTTCCTTGGTGGAACGTGCCCGTATTTGGGAAGAGCAACTGGTGCAGGAATCCACGCGGTTGTGGCTTGCCTTGGATCAGCGATGGCGTCAACCGGGTGGTATGTATCAGGCGCCTCCCAGCGGACCGCTAAGTGGCATGAGGGCTGATTGATGCGCCCTTCCGGTACTTACGATCGCACCGGTCCTGCAACGTGCGCGACAAGCCGAGTACAGACTTTGGCATCCTCGGCCGTGCGTGTTGGTGCTATCTGCAATCAGACCGTGTATACGCTCGATGCCGATGATGTTGCCGCGTTCGACCTTGCCGGTCCTACCCTGAACTTTGCTTTGCGTCTCAACTCCATGTATGCGGTGGTGATCTGATGGAACGCACAATCCAAGGCGACTTTGGTTGGCGCGGAATGAATACCCGCGTGGCTCCCGAGAGGTTGGAGCCAGGGTATGCCAGCATGATCAGCAATCTATACCTGAACGAGGATGGGTTGCTTGAACTACGCCCAGGTTGGAGGGGCATACTAACAACTGCTCAGGGGTATCCGATCTACGGACTGTCGGCATACCGTGTCGATGATCTGCACCGTCTGTTCTGGTCAAGCAACAATACGTTGTATGCGACTACTTCCACAGGTGGAAGCACGGCGACCAACGTCACAGGTACGGTAACGGTTGCGTCTTCCGGGATGCAGACCACGCGCCTTGGTTCCTATCTGTATTGTGTCGATGGCACGAACGCCATGTTCCGTTGGAACGGCACCAACATCACGCTTCAGAATGCCACCAGCGTTTCGGGTCTTACGACGCCTGCGACTGCGCCATCCGTATCTCTTGGTGCTGCCGGGACTCTGGTATCGGACATCACGACGTTGTCCAACTATTCCCAGCCATACGCGATGGATGCTGGCAGCTATGCTCCTACAAACCTGATCACGGCGAGGAACTTTGAAGGTTCTTCCGGTACGACGATCGCGTCTCCGTGGAATGCCGATGCCGGACAACCGTCCATCGGTACCGCAAGCAGTACTTCGGCAAATCTCCAGTATGCGATCATGGATTCGTTTGGTGGAACGAACTCCAAGGAGTACTTGATCACCAACGCTTTGACCGTGCCGGATGAATCCGGAAACAACGGTGCCAAGGTCTATGTTTTCGAGGCTTACGCATGGGCCAAGAATGGAGTTGATACGGCGCAGGTTCTGGAGGCTCAGGTCCGCCTGTATACGGACTCCGGTACTACGATGATCAGCGGTACGGATTCGGCGAAGTACTCGATTGCCTTGAATCCAACGACGCCTACGAAGGTTAGGTTGCTGTTCGACCATAGGAACATCACCAGCGACGCCTTGTCTTGCAAGTTGCGTATAGGTGCGCCGAATGCGACCACGGGGTCCGGTGGTGCTGGTGTCAACGTCAACCGGGTCTCGCTCCTATCTCCTAAGCAAGAGTTCAAGTTGATCTCAAGTGCAGGGTCATTGCTTGTGAATCAGGGTTCCGTTCAGGTATGGGATGGAACGCTTCTCACGGCTGGACTTCGCATCTACAGCACGGCGATATCAAATCAGGTTTGGACAGGGAAGACTCAAGCCTGGTTCGACATGAGCGCAAGCGTGGATGTGTCCGGACTTGCCATGCGGCTTTTGCTCAAGAGCGGTTCGACTTGGTATCAGGGCGGAATGCTGTACAAGGATCCAGCCGGCGGGTACGTTGCGGATCTGACTCAGTTTTCCAGCGCTGTCTTGGCCGATGTGGATGGTTGGGGTATCGAGTTCCTTGAAGACATCGTAGTCACCGGGATACTGGAGAATGGCGATGCAAACCTGTTGACGATCAACGGGATCAAGGAAGGCGGGAATCTATCCAACGGCTATACATACACATACCGGTTTTCGGAATGGGATGGGACTTCCATCACGGTATCCACATACGAAACCACGGATGGCACGGAGAGCAGCGGGTCACCGATATCCGTGGACGTGACGACAACGGCAGGTGCCAGGACTGCGACGTTGACCATTCCTGCCCGCACAAATGCCACGACGGGTCAATACTTGATCTGGCGAGAAGGTGGCGTGTACGACGACGGTAGGTATCGCCTGATAGGAGTGGCGACATCATCTGCTTCCGCATCCACTTACACGGATACATCCAGCGATGCGTCGTTGTTCGACCGTCCCATATATCAGATAGGCCGTGACCAGTTCCCGAGCGGATTGACGTGCATTGCGGCGCATCAGGGACGTTTGTGGGCGGCAAAAGGCAATACGGTCTATGTGTCGTGGGCGATGAAAGACGGACAGGAAACAGGTGTTTACACAACTCTGGTTCCGGATCCAGATGATCCGTACATCGGAATCAAGGGTGCGTCTTTCGCCTTGGACAGCAACAGCAACCGGGACAAGATCAAGGCGTTGGTTCCGATGGGCACGGTCATGCTCGCCATTCGCGAGTACAGCATCGTGGTGATCTCTGGTTACGACGCGACGAATTACGCGGCGCAACCGTATGTGCAGGGCAATGACTCGGGCATGGTCGGCGGCACGGCCACCATGGTCAATGGCAAAGTCTGGTACATGAGTCCATTGGGCGTGATGGAGTTCGACGGGAATGTATCCTCGTGGTTCTCCGGTGATGTGGAGACCAACATGATCTCGCGTTCACCGAATGCCCAAGTTGTCTTCTACAACAACCGTGCATTCGTGTTCAACGACAGCACAACCGATTCGTTTGGCATCGGGCCTGGATACAACCAGCAAGTCCATGTTTACGACTATCGTTTCGGTGGATGGGTCAAGTGGGATACTCCCGGTACTGGAACCAGTAGCGCGTTGGCACTTGGAAACGTGCGTCGCACCACTCTATTTTCGGGGTCGAGGGATGGACAGATCTACACGTTGAACCTTGAGGGTGGCAACTCGACTATCGTGTATGGCGACAAGGCTACTCCATCCGCAACGACAACCGATGTCACATACGAACTCAAGACCCGTGGGTATGGGCAGAAAGGCAACTACAGCCCGAGCCGTCTGGGCAGGGGGCGCATGACGCAGGTTGATTTCGACTTGTATTCACCGAGTGGTGCCGACTGTACGGTGAGCGTGCTTCAGGATGACAACTCAACCATATCAAGCAAGTTGATCAACCTGCCTGTGAGCCGGAAGACATTTTCGATGCGAGGGTTCTTGTCTTCCGCCAAGAGCATATGGCATCGGTTGGTGTTCACGGGAACGACTCAATCAAATATCATCATCAATGCGACGCACGCTTACTTCTCCGAAAGCGAGGTTCCACGCATATGAGACGTGCCCCGTTCGTCAAGATGCCTGGCGATGGCCGTGCGCGGTTCCGTGACGTGGAACTTACGCAAGCGTTTGAGAATCCAACCGTAGCCAAGACTGCTTCACGCCGGCAGATTGTAAGCCGTGCGGCTGGCAACGCCGCGGGTGAATGTTGTTCCACTACGGCGGACGGCGGGACAGGTGGTGTGACCGGGAACACTACGCAACAGGGCCAGATAGATAATTTGACAGGCCGTGTTTCAAGCCTCGGGAACTTGGCGAACAAGAATCAGCAGGTCAACGACGACCGCTACAACAGCCAGCAAATCGTGATTGGGAATCTGATCACGTTGATCAGCGACTTGTACACGCAGAGTGGGTTCACGCCTCCGATCGATATTCCTACCATCGATCCTGTATCTGGTACATCGTGATGCAAAACAGCGTGAAAAAGGCGATAATCATAGGATAGAACCATGGCAAACATCCAGATAAAGGACGGCGCGGAAGCGACCAAATACTTTTCTGCAACCGGCGTTGGCTCGGATGTGGATCCTTTTGTTCCCGACCATGTCGTGACGGGAAATGTGGCGCACGACATTGCCGATACCGGGAACCCGGTCAAGGTAGGTGGCCGTGCGCGTTCGACCGATCCAAGCGTTGTGGCATCTGGTGACCGTGCCGACCTTCTGATGGATTTGATAGGGCGCGTGGTGACTGCTCCATATGCGATACCGGAGAACTTCATCTCCGGTGTCACGGCGGCCATCACG